GCTGAATGTTGCTGTGGTTGTGTCAGAAATGCCTGCAAAAGATAAATCTGCACAGTCAGAATGGACTATGGCAGTGGATGATATCTGCACATAATAAGTTGAATCTAAATCAAGATCCACTGTTGGATTTAGGTAAACTGTGTTGCCTACTATCCAAAATAATTCATTAATGTTATTTGCTGTGAATGTTTGTGACACATCAAATTGTTGGTGTTGTGCACCTGTGCTCTTAAACAATGTAATTGTACCTGTGGTACCAAATGCCACTGTGTCACTGAATTGTAAACCAATTTCTGTTTGTGTGTCTGTGTCAACACCATCTACAAGACTGTTATTAGCACTTGTGACTACCACTTTTACAAATTCTAATGAACTAGGCACAAAGGTTAAATTGTCTGATTTCACAATTGGATTGTTGTTCTGATTGAAATGACAGTCTTTGATACTGCCGTTTGCAATCACAATGCCTGCTGGTGCTGTTATGTAATGTGTTTGTCCTAGTATCACTTTGTTGTTAATGTTGCCGTATATAACTTGATTTTTATTTAAAGGATTTACTTTGCCTGTTCCAGCATTTACGGATCCTTCAATTGCATCTGTTGTAAGATTGTGCAGATTGATAAAACCTGTGCCTACTCTTACTTCAGTGTCCCATGTTAAAATTAAATTTGATGTGTCACAAATTGTGCCTGTGTCTTCTATGATTGTGAACGTTTTGTCTGTGGCAGTGTCAGCATTCATCTGGTCAATAAAAGAATTAATATCTGAAATTTCAACATCTTTGTTTTTTGTACACAATGTTGGTGGATTGGTTGTGTCTGTGTAAAATTTAAACGGTGTTGTTTCAACAAATTGTTTTGCAAACAAGAATGAACTAATATTACAACTACCTGTGCCTGGTGAAGTTGGTGCTGTGCCTGTAAATGAATATGCTGTTGCCGTGTAGGCAGGTGTGTTAAAGTTCCAACTGGTTGCACCTGTTTCAGTTCCTGTGCTGTCATAATCTGTTGGTGAAGTTGATGTATCTGTACCACAATCGTCATATTGTAATTGTGGTCCTGTAATTGCTGGTGAAACATAATCACAATAAGTGACAACACCTTCATCCATTAATATGTAATAATCTGTTTTTAAATCTCTATTACTAGAAAAATTAATTGCAATGCCGTTGTTTGTAATGGTGAAAGCACTGGCATTTGATGTTGTGTTCAATGTTTCTATCAGACTACCATCACTTTTGTACAATTTTACATTTTTATCACTGCCTAATGAAACTGCGGCATAAAACACATTGGCAGTTGAATCTGTTGCTGTTCTTCCATAGAACACATAGTAAGGTCCAGATATAGGTGCCTGGTCTGATGCATATTCTCCTGTTGAATCCAATTGAGTAGTTCTGTCAGGTGGATAAAGATTCACAATGTCCAATTTAGGTGACACAGGTGCCACTGCATTTTTGGCAATCTGAGGTACCCAAGCAGAACCATTCCAAATCAAACCATCTCCTGCTTCTGGTGGTGTGCCTCCTGCTGAAAATAGATTGGTATTGACTGTGACTGTGACAGCGTCAGCACTCTGAGTGGCTGTGACAGCATTACCTACAAAATTTATTGAAGCAGGCGTTGTTGTCAGTGTTGTGCCTTCATCTTTTATGTGTATGTCAGTGCCTGATCCTGGAAAATCCTGTACACCATTATCTAAATCAATACCTGTGAATCCTTCAAACCATTCTTTTAATTTTGTACTCAGTGTTTTACCTACACTGCCTCCAAAGAATTCATCCAACCGCAATATTAATTCAACCAATGACAATGCACCTAACAATGATCCTGCACTTGACGATAAACTAGTCTGATCATCAACAGCATCTGTGGTTTGTACTGGTGTAAAGTCAACTAATCCTGACACTGCTGAAAAAGGACCTGCTGTGGTGCTGTTTATACCTCTTGTTTTTAACACGAAGTCTGAATCTGCTAAAGCATCGTAGTCTAACGTCACAGTGGTTCCAGAAGTGAACACTCCACCGTTTGCTGGTCTTTCTGTTGCAATCAATTGATATGATCTTGATGCTTCTGATAATGAAACATCTGTGCTTCGCCAGAATTCCATTGCCTCCACAATGCCTGTGGGTGCTGTTGATTCTACATTTATTCTAGGTCTTGCATCACTTTCAAATTTTGTAACCTGTGGTGTGCCAGGTGTGCCTATTGAACCTATTGTGATTATGCCATTAGAATCAGTTCTGGTAAATCTTGAAAGATTTGTTGTTGAATACACATCCGCATCATATTCTAATGCTGTGATTTGCATTTGTAAAGCACCTGCTTGGTCCTGTTGTTCTTGTATTGTAATAATTCTAAAAACTTTTGATGTGTATCCCAGTCTTGAATTGGTCACATCTATGAGATCACCTGCTTTGAGATTGATGTAGGAATAATCTGTTGTAAATTGTATCACAGCATTAACTCTGCTCTGTTTCAATTCAATCAATCCTAATAATTGTGCCTGTACTGGTTCGTTCAATATGTCATAAGTTAATTGTAAAGTATTGTCTTCTTCGTTGCTGTTTCTATCTGAATCAGAAATTTCTATAGTGACAAAATCTGCTGAATCTTTAAGATCTCTGTGTGGAAATTCTACCTTGACCTTGTTGTATAATTCTTTCAATCCTGTTCCAGACAGATCCACATTGCCTATGATGTTGTCATCTGTAAATGATGCTGAAGATGTACCTGCCTGATTGATTGTGACACCAAATTTACCTTCGTGTATGTCATATTTTAAAAAACTGCCTGCTGTAGATGTAATCTTTTCAATGTTCTGCATCACAGGTTGTGCTGTGTCCAACAAACCATTAATCTGATATCTGTCTGCCAATGTTTCAGTGCCTGTGCCTTGGTCAGCATAGTTCACTCCCTGTGCTGAAAATGTGTTTAGTGCGTCAAGACTTGAATCTATGTTGCTAGGATCAATACCTGCTCCATAGATTGTGCTTTGCATATAATCACTTAACACATCACCTGGCAATTTCATGCTGTTAGCAATTTCAAATTTCATGTCTACTAAAGAGGTTATACCTTTTTCTCTGTTATAATTAATTTCAACGACTGCAAACACCAAGTTAGTCATTAGGTGTGTGCTTGATGCCCAATTTGGCATCACATCATAGGCATTGGGATAAGAATTGTTGGTGTAGTTGTCAGGAACTACAGGATTGCTTGTGCCGCCTGCATAACAATATACCTTTACCAATCCTTCTATGCTTCTATCAAAATTACCATTACGATCCACTGTGTAATCTGCTGTGAATCCGTCAGACTTGAATACAATTCTTTGATCATTCCAATACACATCCTTAAAATTATATGTGCTGGCAGATGAGTCTCTTAAAAATCCTGTTGTTTCTGACAGTGTGATACAGAAAGTCATTGTCTTGTTTGAATTGCTCATTTGTGCATCTGTAATTGCACCACCAAAGAATGCTGTACCATACAATACAGGCACTTTGTTGTCTGACGCTGGTGGTACCTGTATTCTAACACCTGCGTCTATGTTTTTTGTGTCTTTGTCGTTGTCTCTGTTCTTGTTTCTGTTTAACTTGTTCACTAGAAAAGCAAGAGCGGCAACCTTAACCAGTGTGCTGGCAGTTGAATTACCTCTCAAAAACTTGTAGGTCTTTTTACCAAAATTCTTAATGCCTTCTAGAAAACTCATTAATTAGGTGCTCCAAAATTAAAGTTTGATTTTGCCAATGCAGGCACTCTGTCCATGCTTTGATCATTGGGGTATAATTCTTTCTGATCAACAGGATTGGTCGCTCTACCACTAATTTTGTTGTTCAATTGATCAATGATGGATGTGCAGGTAAATGTGACTGTGAGTGTGCCTTCACCATTGTCATTCATATCGTCAGTCACTGTAAAATTGTTTACCACACCCGTAAATTTTGTCGCTGGATTACCTGATATCGCTAATAATTCGCCCGTTGTAGCGTCAAAGAAACCTCTGTGTACACTAACTGCACTGCCCCGCACCTTCTGGTCCACAAAATCACTAACATTGCCCGTAGGTATGCCTGAAACTGATATGCTCAACTCTTCTGGTGTTGCTCTCAATGATGATGTGCTGTTGCTTACACTTAACAGTTCGCCTATTCCTGTGTATGATGTGCTGTTTATGGTGTATGATTTGTGATAGTCTGAAAATGTTAGCGTCTGATAACCTGGCACTATCACTTTCACAAACAGATTGGTCTGTATTCTTTTATAACTGGTTAAATTTATGGACATTATATTGCCTCAACAAATATAAAAGGTCCACTCCATCTAATCTGATCATGTCCAAATAATGTGTAATTGGGAAATTGCACACAAACGACATCCCATGTCACACTTGGACCAACGATTAATGAATATGTTCCTGCTGTTTCTAAAATAGGTCTATGTGTGGTAATTGTATTTGAATTATAAGCAACATCAGATGTCACTGTGTACACAGAACCTGTTGAACCCAGTTGTATATAATCACCTGCTTCAAACTTGTTGCCTGATGATAAACCTGTTGCACCTGCCGTGATTGTAAGTGTGTTACCAGATGTATATGACACAGAAATACCTGACGTTGTGCCTAGATCACCTTGATAACCAGAAATATAAGAATGTCCAGAATTGTTTATTTGTATCTGTCCCACTGTGACTGTGTCCAATGCCTCCATTGCTTCAATCAATTGTCTATAATCTGTGTATCTTGGACCATCTGGCAGTCTAACTTGAAACTCCCATACCTGTCCGCCTGCAGATGTTGTTTTTACCACACCTGATCTTGATTGTGTCTGTTGTACTTTTCTTCTCTTATTGAATGAAAGTGTTGTTGCTCTATCTATCACTGTTTGAAATGCTGTTGTCATCTATCTTACCTTCTTGTTTCTGGCAAACTCTGTCTGCCTGTTTCTGTCACTGCGAATAAAAATTGTGGATCACTTGCAACCAATTCTTGAAATGATCTGGCATCTACTGCATTTATGTTGTATGTAATTTCTGCACCTGCTGTGAGAGGCGTAATCTGTGCTGGTCCACTCACTAATTCAGGACCACGCTCGCCCGCGATGCCAAATTTGCCTGCGCCTAGTGTACCACCATTTGCAAAGAAACCACCAAAAATATTTTTTACGCCTTGACCAATTTTGCCAAATATTTCACCTAAGGCACTTGTACCACCTGAACTAGTTCTACCACCAGAAAATATTCTTGCAAATAATTCTTGTATTCTGCTTCGCAATAATGCTTCTAACATATCGTTTATGAGTTGCTTGAATTCAAACTTACCTGTCTTGGCAAAATTAACAATGGCATCTTCCATTTTTCTTGTGCTGTTTTCAAATGCTCGTCTTGCCTGTTCCGCACCATTGGTGACTTCGTCTACATAGTCTTCCATAGCACTCTTCATGCCAAATGTAAACGATCTTTGCATTTCTCTTTCTGCTTCAATCTGTTTTTGTTTTTCTTCTATAATAATGTCTGTTTGTCTTCTAACATCTTCTATTAATTGTTCTTGTCCTGGTAAATTTTTGCCTGCCGCTTTGATTCTTTCAATGGTTGCCAGCATTGTTTTCTTTTCAGCAATTTCTATTTCTTTAAGTTGTTTTTCAAATCCTCTTAGACCCAATGTTTCACTGTCTAATGCTAATTCTCTTTTTATCTTGCCAAAATCTTTTTCTATTTTTGTTCTTAATTTTGTTATTGTGGCAGAAGTTTCTTCAATGTCCTCTTTTGCCTTTTTAGTGTCAATTGGTATGCTTAATTCACTCATTTCGTCAGACAGTTTTGCTGTGTCTTTTGCGATACGATTGAATTCTTCTAATTCTTGTGATGCTTCAGATGTTTTGTTAAAGAAGAACGCCAGACCTGCACT